CCTCCAAATGTTTGATAGAAAAGCTTGGCTTTTAAAAGAAATAAAAGAATTTGTACTTGAAGAAAGAGTCGATCAAGTAGATTATGATTTCTTAATGTATGAAATTTCAATGTTATCTGAAAATGAATTAGACTTATTATTTGCTTCTTGTTTAATGAAAGACGAAAATAACAATAGGATTAAATTTGAAAAGAATCCTCACAATTCCATTCTCCTCTATATTACAGGATGCACAGATGAATTTAATTTTACTTTAGCTAGGTCAAATATGATAAATGGCAGCGCACCAGATATTGACATTGACCATGACGCCTTAGATAGAGAAAAAGCTATTGAATGGTGCATTGATTATTGGGGTAGAGATAATGTAAGCAATATTATCACTCACGGTACTTTTAAACCTAAATCATTAGCAAGATCATATTATCGTATCACTGAAGGTAACATGGATGATTTGGAAGAATTATTAAAGAAAATTCCTCCACCAAAATTTGGTAAAGAATCTACTCTTAAAGAAATTCTAGAATTAAATCCTGAGTTAGAAACAGACCCTAAATACTCTTCCTTTTTAGATTTCGCTTCTAAAATAGAAGATATGGTTTCTACTTATGGTATTCACGCAGCAGGTGTAATTATTTCTGATTTCCCTATTCATGATGTAATTCCATTATGGAAAAATGGTAAAGCGGATAGAATTACTCAATTTGATAAAGATGAATGCGAAGAATTAGGATTGCTTAAATTTGACTTTCTAGGTATTGATTCTCTTTCCGTAATCAAAGAATGTTGTAAATTAGTAAAAGAAAATCAAGGCATTGAAATTGAACCTTATAAGATTCCAGATGGAGACATTCTAACTTATGAACAAATGAATAAAGGTCATTTGACAGGTGTTTTTCAAATGGAAACTTCTGGTATGGCAAAGAAACTTATTGTTGAATGCAAACCAGAATCAATCGAAGACATATCTGCTATTACTGCATTAAATAGACCAGGTCCATTACAAGCAGGATTCGATACTCAGTATATAAATAATAAAAATAATGGATATCCTCCTGATGAATTACCAGAATCATTAGCAGAAATTCTAAAGGCTTCTTATTGGACATTACTTTATCAAGAGCAAGTAATGGAAATCTGTTCTTCTATTGCAGGATTTACTCCTAAGGAAGCAGATGATGTTAGACGTGCAATGGGTTGATTTAGCCCCGTTTAATAGGAATATTAAACCGAAAACTCTGTTAACTGCTAGAAAACCTTGAAGAAGGCAACCAGCATCCAAGCATAATAGAAATATTATGAAGGTTCAACGACTAACGTATACAATCTTACTATTAAGTTAAAGATTATGAAACGACACGAACGCAGAGCACCTAGAACAGGTGATGATATAGTCTGAACTGCATATATAACTTAAAAATGAAAATGCAGAGCTAAAAGATAAAGAACTTTTAGGATAACAAATTGAAGAAAAAACACGATGTATTAAATGCTTATAAAGAGCAATTCCTTAAAGGTGCTGTTAGTTCTAATAAACTTACTCAAGAATATGCTGAAAAACTATGGGAAGAACTTGTAGGTTTTGCAGATTATTGTTTAGACGGTAATACAAAAGTAAAAACTAATCTTGGGATATTGTCTATTCTAGAAATCAAACAAGCTTTATTAGTTGATATAGATGTTTATGTTTACGACCAAGATAATAAAAAAACTAAAGTAATTGATTATTTTAATAAAGGATATAAAGAAGTGTATAAATATACATTTGAAAATGGTAAATATATTGAATGTACTTCTGACCACAAAATCTTTACTAAAAATCTTGAAAAATTATCTATCGAAGAAGTATTTTTAAATAAACATAATATATAAGGAGATGAAATGGCTACTGGTTTTAATGTAAGAAAAACAGGTTTAGATAGAACGTCTATAGATCCAGGGACTTTTGATGGTTTTGTAAAATCTGTAGATGGTGCATTATTTGTTTCTAATGCTACTCAAGGAGACGAACAAGTTTCTATTGATGCAGGAGCTATTGATATACCTACTCAAGTTTGGAAATCATACACTATAAATCCATCTAATCCAATTACAAATCCATATCAAATAGTAAATTCTGAAAATATTAAAAAAGATGGCGCTCTCTGGTTAATTAGAATTCTACTTAATGGAATTGAATTGGATACTGATGAATTTAATATCGCACCTAACAAAAGAACAATTACTTTAAACTTACCTAATGGTTTAACAATAGATAATGCCGATGAATTAAAAATCTGGTATGTCAAAGAATAGGAGAATATAAATGGCTTTTATTAAGGGTAAACAAATTGCAGCAAATAGCGTAGAACCTTCAAGACTTTCTAAACAAGACTCTGGTAAAATTCTTGTTGGTCAAGGCGCTTTAAGTGATGTAGATTTTAAAGCTTTAAGTGGAGATGCTACCATCTCTAGCACTGGTGCTTTAACTATTGCTAATGATGCTATTACTGCTACTAAAATTGCATCAGATGCAGTAGTTACCGCAAAAATTCAAGATTCTGCAGTAACTTCAGCTAAAATTGCTGATTCTGCTGTTGTCGAAGCAAAATTAGCTGATTCTTCTGTGACTGAATCTAAGTTAGCTAATCTTTCAGTTTCTACTAGTAAATTACAAGATTCATCAGTTACAACAGCAAAACTAGATAACAACGCAGTAACATTTGATAAGATTTCTTTAACCGTATATTCTACATCTAACTCTTTAGATGAACCGAATAAACTTCCTACTTCTGCTGCAGTTGTTGCTTATGTTGCAGCAAACTCAAGTAGTATTGCTGATACTGATGCTTTAGATGAAGGTACTACTAATTTATACTTTACTGAAGAAAGAGCACAATCTGCAGCAGTTCAAAACAATGTAACTAGTGCTACTACAACAAAAGCTCCTTCAGTAGATGCTATCGTTAGTTATGTTGACGCTAAATTTGAGACAGCAGTTCAAGGTTTAGATTTTCATGCTGCATGTCAAACAGCTTCATCTGGCAACGTAAATCTTGCAGCACCAGGTGCTGCAATTAATGGTTTTACTTTTACTGGAGTAGGTACAGAAAGAGTACTTCTTAAAGATCAAACTGATGCTAAACAAAATGGTATTTATGATTGGAATGGAGCAGCTTCTGCTTTAACAAGAAGTGCAGATAGTGATGATAGCCCAGACGGAGAAGTAACTGGTGGTATGCTTACTTTTATTCAAGATGGCAATTTAGCTGGTACATCTTGGGTATTAAATACTCCTGTAGGTGGTGTAGTAATTGGTACTGATGAATTACAATTTGTACAATTCTCTTCTGGTGCTGCATATACAGCTGGTTCTGCAATTGATATCAATGGTTTAACTATTGCATTAGACTTAAGTGAGTTAGCAGATGTAGATGCTTTAGCTAAAGAAGACAAATTGGCATTAGTAGATGCAACTGATTCTTCTGGCAAGTTAGTATCTGTTGCTGATGTTGCAGCGTTTTTAGCTGATGGTACAACTGTTACTGCATCTAATGGTAAACTTACTTCTACTGCTACTGGTGGTTCTTTAAAGAGAGATGTAAAAACAAATCCTAGCGCTGTTGCTGCTAATGCAACAGGTTCTACAGGATTAGCAATTAGTTCTACACCAGCAAGTGGAAGTACAGTTCAAGTATTTGTAAATGGTTTGTTGTGTCATTTAGGCACGAGTATAACAAATGAAGTATTCTTTAGCGCAGATGGTGGTTCTACTGCTAAAGCTATTGCAGATATTGTAGCTACAGATGTATTATATTTTAACGGAACTGCAAATGGATATGCATTAGAAACTTCTGATGAAGTAACTATTTATTATCAAGCTTAATTGTGATATACCTCTTTTTAGGAGGTAATCATGAAAAAATTATTTATCTTATTTATTTTATTAAATTTTATAGCATGTACAAGTTCTACTAAAATTTGTTCTTTAAAACCTAAAGATGTTTTCTTCTTGGACGTAAATTCTACGAAGCAATGTAGAGCTGAATTAGAATCTTGCAAAATGGAAAACTACAAACAAAAAGTAGATTTTGAACAATGTAAAAAAGATAATACTTGGTGGCAAGAAGGTTTAAAAGCTTTAGCAGTTGGAGCTTTAGGAATCTTTTCTGGTTATTTATATGCTAATAAAGACTAAATTATTTCTTTTTTAATTAATTCAAAGCTTAATTGAAAATCTCTTTTGAAGAATCGTATAATCATTTATATTTCAAAGGAGTTTATCATGGAATTAAATGAACAGCTTATTGAAGCTATTATTATGTCAGCAACTGCAGGACAATTTGGAACTCAAATTGTCGAAGAATCTTTCAAATTATCAATTGATGCTTTAACTGCGGCAAAAAAACAATTATTCTTACATCTTTGTAGTGGTTTAGTTGCTTTAACTGCTTATATTTTTACAAATGAGTCATTTGTATTAAAAGCAGGCTTATTAGCATTTCTCTCTGGTATGTTTGCTGAAGCTGCTCTTAAGTTACTTAAGAAAAAGAATCAAGCAGCAGATGAAAAATCTAATGAATTAGCTATTAAACTAGAACAAAAAGAACGTGAAGAACTCGAAGAGAAAGTAAAATATCTCGAAGAGAAAATTGAAAAACTTCAGGAGGCCAAAAATGTCTAACAAACACGATTGCGAATTAGAAAATTGTTCTTGTACAGTACCTTTATTTACTACATGTGATTGTTGCGAACAAAGTAAATGTAATTGTAAAGATTGCGATATCTGTTCTTCCGAAGATGATACTTTAGACCCAGAAGAGAAATAAAATGAAATGCTACATAGAAAACGAAAATTTGTCTTTTGTTGTTATAAATAATGAAACTAAATTGTGGTTAAGAAATAGTAATAGGTTTATTACTATGCAAGAATTTTATGATTGCGATTTAGGAGACAATGTTAAATTTGTTTTCTATGTAGAAGAAGAACTTCAGCCAGTGCTTAAAAAGAAACAAATATTTAAAAAACAAGATGATCCAAAACCATTTAATACTTTAATAGATCAACCAAAGTATGAATTAAAAAAACCTGATTTAATTAAATTAAAATTAGAAAATACTATCGAACCACCTAAAGAATCAAATCTAGATGTATTTGCTTTAGGTGTAGGACTTTTAGGTGTAGCTTACTCTGCATTTAATCAAATTAAACAAAAGAAAAAACAATTAGAAGAATCTAAATGTTGCGCTGAATCTAAAATGAATTATGAAAAATTAAACGCAAAATTAGAAGAGTTTATTTCTAAAAGCGAATCTAATAAAAAAGCATTATATGTTGAAGTTTACGAACATTATAAAGAATTAAAAGAAATGAAAGAAGACACAGATAACTTAAAAGAAGTTATCTCAAAAATCATAGATAAAATTTAAGGAGATTCATATGTTAAAACCAGAACAAAAAACCAATTTACAAGTTACTAAAAATTTTAATATGTCCGAAATGGAATATTATGATGTAGTACCTCCAGAACTTGTTGCTAATGCAACTGAGTTATTAAAGAACCTTCAAGTATTGAGAGATGCCTGTGGAAAATCTATCAAAATTATTTCAGGATATAGATCTCCTGAACGCAACAAAGCTGTTGGTGGTGCTACTATGTCTCAGCATATGTATGCTAATGCTGCAGATATTCAAATAACTGGTATGACTCCTCAACAAATGTATGATTTAGTTGAAAAATTAATCAAAGAAGGCAAAATGAAACAAGGCGGTTTAGGTTTATATCCACGTGAAGGTGGATGGATTCATTATGATACTCGTGGCACTAAAGCTAGATGGAATGGATAAAAATGAAAATCAAATCAAAACAAGTTTCAGATTTAACTGCCTCAATAATTTCAACAATAAACTCCAGTTCTATTGATGCTTTAGGTGATGTGGATACCTCAACCACCGCGCCAACAGACGGACAAGCTTTAGCATGGAGTTCATCAGGATCTAAATGGATTCCTACTACAATAAGCGGAGGTGGAGGCGGGGCAAGGATTACAATAG